GACGCGATATCACGAATCCAGTCCTGACGTGCCTGCCCCTCTTCGATGGCCTTGTCGTTAGCGACCAGCTCCTCGCTGATCTTGTTCCACTCCTCGCGCTCCTCGTCCTCAAGTCGCCGGCCCTGAGCCGTGCGATCGAGTTCGAGTAGGCGAGCCTTGATCTCCTCATTCCGGTTCTTGAGCTCCTCGATCGTCGGAGCGCCCCCAGCCATCGGGGGCAGGACGTCGCCGCTCTTGACCCGGAAAGGAGCACCACTGGAGCCTCTATGGCCTACATGCGCCATGATGCCTCCTCCTTGTCTCGGTTGGTCTTGAGTGCTCCTGCGGCGCCCGACTTCAGGGTGGAGAACCTCAGGCCACGATCACGAGGACCGACGTAAGTCTCGTCCTTGTTCTCGTCACTCTTGTTCTCCGGCGCTTCTGTCGAGGGTGCAGTCTCCTTGCGGTCCTTGTACTTAGAGCTTGTGTCAACGTTGCGACCACTCGGTCGCTTGGTCGACGGCTCCTCGCTTGAGGTTCCGCCACGAAGTGTGTTGATAAAGGCCGCTGCCGCCGATGGGTCAAGCGACCGAAAACCGATGTCGAGGTCGAACAGTTCTTCGTTGAGCGAACGCAAACCCGCCGTCGCATCGGCATACGCAGGGAAGGTAACCGGACCGAACTCGCGCACATGACATTCCTTGATGACGCGCTCCTCGATCCCATCCGGATTGTGATCGCTACGTCCAGGCTCTGCATTGACCTCTTCACGAATCACTTGAAACCGGAACGAGGCACCGTACTGATCGGCCTTCAGCCCAGGAAGAATGTCGCGGTTGTAGGAGGTGTCAAGCAGGTCGACGTCATAGCGAGCGCCTTTGTCATCCTGATCAAGTTCACGGATCGGGCCTAGAGGCTTCATGCCAACAGACGGATCTCTGCCGTGATTGAGCAGGCATCGCATACCTGACCGATTCTCATCAAAAGTCTTGGTGAAAGATCCCGGAGCGATGCTCTCAAGGAAACGACCCTCAAAGAAATTGTTGATCTCCGTCCACCGATCAAAGACCGCAAAATGGCCGGTGATCCCTCCGAGGTATTCACTTGAGTCGCCACTACTTGCCTCGCGGACCTTCCACTCGCTCTGAGGATCCATGCGAACGGCAATCTCGCCATGCCGTGCAACACCAGGCTCAACGCCCCACTCGCCCTCAACGCGTTTGCGTTCACGAAGCTCGGGAGGAAGCGATTCACCGAGTTCTACGAACGCAGACCTCAGTGAGACCTTCGCAGATGCCAGTTGTCCAGGCGTGAGTCCCTCAACCTTGGCTAGGCGTTCGACGGCCGCCTTGGTGGCCTGTCGATTGACATCACCATTGGGTTCGAGAATGGGAAGGAAGCAGCGATACTTAGGCCCCTTGTCGGCCCACTCCTCACCTGAGTCCAGTCGATCCAACACACAGGAGCGCTCGTACTGCTCGTCCGTGAACCGGCTCTCAGAGCCATCCCATTTCATCTCAGAAATCGCCACTTCACTCCTCGCTTAGTTCTGACCCGCCCTGGCTTTGATAAGAGCCTCCGCGAGAGCTTGTGAACGTCGCCTATGGCTCCTGAGTATGCCCGACTCCAGCTCGGACTTCGACTGTGAGGACGACGAGCTTCCATTATTACCATTTCCGGAGCCAGAAGGAAGAGCTTTTTGCCCATTCTGATTAGGCGGTGGTAATTGACCCGGTGGTGGTGGGCCCGGCTGACTGCCTGGCTGCATCACAACCGCACCAGGATTTGAGGAGCCCGCTGGCTGAAGCTGGACCGAATACAGACCAGAGTGCGTAAGAAGCGTCAAATCATTCTGGGTGATCGCATCTACAACCGACTCCGGATCAAAGCCCGCATCGACTAGTTGCCGCATCGCAGCAGCCTGAGTGGACTGCACCGTTGCCTGATCCTGAACATCGGCCTGAAGAAACGGAATGTCGCGGTCGTCATACCACATCATCGAACCGGGAGGCGGCGGGATGAGTGTTTCAAGCGAGCCCGCGAAGTTGCGCCACATTGGGCGCAAGCTCTTATCGGCGTAGGCACGACGAGCCTGTGCGAAGTTCGAGTAGGTCGCTGCTTCGAGCCCCTCTGAAAATCCAACAATAATCGGCGGGATGCCTGCAGCTGCCGCGATACGCGTTTCGCCGTGTCCCTGCACAACGGAGTAGTCAAGGTCCTTCAGTGCAGAACCGACCACCGTGGCCGAAGCACCATTGCCGAGATAGAGCGTCTTGTAGGCATTGAAAGCGCCCTCGTGCTCAGCCTCAAACGTGTTGACCCACTCTTTGAAGGTCTCCCGGTTCATCTTGCCAGTCTCCATGGCAATAACAAGATTCGGGGTCGCGCCCTGCTCAAAGTACATAATCTTGTGGGTCGTCATTGCCTTATCTCCCAGCACTTCCTGGATGACAGGCTCAATCCACGACATGCCCTTGAATGTCCATCCTGGGTCTGGAATCGGACACCAGTGCATGACCTCTTCGGGCAAAAGCGACACAGGATCGATGCCTGAGCCACGTCCCCCCGGGTGATAGAGATAGCCAACAAGCTCGGTCGTAGGATCAAGCGCACCCGCAAACCTAGGATTCTTGACGTCATCGACAGTGCCTTTGATGATCGTCATCCAATCGGGGCGCAAGCGCATGATGCGTGTAGTGGACTGTCCAGGCTGGCGGGGCATTCCCGCCTGCGAGATCGGACGAATAGTGGCGAAGAAATTGCCAGCTATGTCAACGTCGACACTCGCTCGTGTGAGCAGATCCCCAGTCGTAGCCCCAGGCCACGGATTCTCAAGGATCTGCAAGTCCTGCGTCCCAAACAACTTGCCCGGCCGGCCGTTGTTCAGCCTACGAAACTGAAAGCGTGCCTCACTGAACAGCAGCAGCTTAGTGAGGATGCAAGCAAAGATCGGTCCGCTAGACCGCATCGCCCCCGCAATAAGCCCCTCAAAGTCCCCGTGGATCTCCTCTCGCTTCTGATGCGAAAGGGTCTGCACAATCCCACCCTGATAGCCAAGACCCTGATAACCAAGCTGACCGAACCAGGCAGGCAGCTGATCAATCGTGAGTGTCGGCCACGGCTGAGTCTGAATATTGCGTCGGGCCAGACGAAGAAGGTTCGCCACAAGATCGGAGCTTACACGTCAGTGATCCTGTGTGCAGCGATTTTGTTTCACAGAGGTTCGTCGCGCCTCGGTGGGTCGGGCTTCGCGTCAATAACCAGAGCTGCGACCCCCATGATGCTGGTGCCGATCGCAATGAGCGCAGCGGGCCAGAAGATCTCCCAGATACCTACCGCCGCGATCGCCAATCCCACCAAGAACAGGATGATGGTACCGCCTAATCTCACGCCCACGTCACCATCATTTCGCCCATGTCGACATTCTCGTCAACATACTGATTGATCATCGCCGCTGCAGTGAGTGCATCGATAACGCGAAGCTGCTGGCGTTTCTTGGCGCGAGATTGAGACGGTCGGTCGAAGCGTTTCTTGTCACCGGGCATCGACCGAGCGATTGCGTTCATCACATGACGTCGCATTCCCTCGTGCCCGCTGTGCTGAAGTTTGCCGTTGCGCAATGCCTTCATGAACGCGTCGTAGTCAGCGACCGCATTCGCGTTGCCCTGGGGACGATCGATGACCACGATGCTCATCTCATCCTCCATCCATGAAGCAATGTCCTCTGCTCGCTCGAGGTCAATGACAGCCGTATCAATCGGATGGGTCTCACAAATCATCTCAATCGCTGATTTGACCTCATCCGGATGCATTGTGGAGCCATCGCGAGGCGGAGTGAGAATCGTAGGATCCATCAGCAATCGACGAAGCTTCTCATCTTCCGAGTACTGATACATCGGTGTGATCGCAAACGTGTCGTGTTTCCATGCCACATCAATGCCAACGTCTACATGCTCGCCTTCCTGCACCTCATAAGCGCTGTAGGCGGCGCTCCATTCGGTTTCTGTAATTGCTGCAAGAATCGTGCGAGCCGGCAAATTGCACTTCAGTCGCTTCCATTCACCGAGGTCCGTGGTAGGCGAGTTGTACTCATCGGCCAGTGTCTCTTCGGTGATCCCGGAGAATGGATTGGCTTCCTTGACGGCCTCCATATCAGCAATCAGCTTCTCATCGCGAACCTTCCACTCGTTCATGACGATGTTCTTGCCAGTCGAGCGAATATGCGCACCTTCTACATATCGGTCGCTTGCCATATCGCGGATCTGATCGCGCGTCTGTTCAAACTCACCGCCCGGTTCGCCGGCGGTAGAGATCATGGCAATCTGACCGCCCCGCTTGTTGAGCTTGCCGCGCCACAGTCGATAGACAGTGAGATCAGGCCAGCGGTGTCCCTCGTCACACAGCGCCAAGGTAGGAATCACGCCATCGCCCGTATTGGCGTCAGCCGCATAGACCTTGATCCCTCGACCACCATTACGCAAGGAGATGATCTTGCGGTAGCCCTCATAGATTCGGAAGCGCTTCTCTAGCCCTGGTGACTGGCGAATGATTGCGTAGGCCTGCTGAGCCAGAATCTCAGCCTGATCACGTGAGGACGCTGCAACCGGCACCCACGGAGCTGGCGTGTAATCACAGTGGTAAAGCGCCACGCCAGCCATCAGCGTCGTGTTGTGAGTCGGAATGTACGCCTCCCCGGTGAGATAGAGGCCGTCGGGACCATCGACCTGAATGCACTTCGCAGGAACCGACGAGACGCGGTCGATGCTAACGATCCGACGATGATCGGCAGTCTTTGCATGTACCTTCAGACGAGCAGCCTTGCGCGGCAGGCTGACGACAGGATGCCGCTGGTCGCAGGAAATCGTGAGATCCCAAGTAGGACCGTAATCGACACCATTCAGAACCGCTCGATCCTCATTCATCGAGCACGGCAGCCCGAGCGACCACGCCAACCGTCGGACATCGCTGGCGAGTTGGTTCCGACTTGAGGAATAGATGACCTGACCAGCTTTCGACACCGTGCCATCGCTGTCTACTAGGCCTTGCAGAAGCGCCCAGCGATCCGACTCGGGAGCCAGAAGATAGTCGGCAGGGATGTGCTTGTTCCCCAGTACGCCAAGATGGCGCAGTTGGGACACCAAGCCAAGCACGGTCATGCGGTACGCACCACGCTGCCGCTGCCGCTTGCCCAGTTGATATCCAGCAGCCACGATCCTTGTCCATACGCCCTGATCAGGGCTCGTGATCGACCCGCTGTCGGAGTCGCCATCGGCCAGCCAAACCCCCAGCGTGTACGGATCGACAGGCAGATGAACCTTGGGGCCACATCGGCGTGCTGCGGTCGGCACCCGCCAGCGAGCGACCTCAGACCGACCACCTTTGCCCCTCTTCATGAGCTTGAGCGGCTTCGACGCCAAGTACTCCGTCGAGCGCACCGAGCCGTTGTAGTGGTCCTGCGCGTCCTCGACCCACCAAAGATGGTTGCCGCCGACCACTCGGCTGGCCCCATCGCTGAACGTCACGCGATAGCAATCCTCGCCGAGTTGCACGGGCGTTACGTAGATAACGGTCGTCGGCTTGCCATCCGATCCAAGCAACTGGTCGCCGACCTTCACGTCCCCCATCGTGGTTTGCCCAGTCGGAGTCGGCAGTACGCTGGAAAGGGGTTCTAGCTTTCCATTCCCTTCTGGAATGACCGCCCAGACCTCTTTGACGCCCTTCAAGATCGGGATGACAACCTCAATCTGGAAGTCCTCGAGATACCATGATTCGCCTGTGTCAAGAACCAGCATCTCCGCATATCGCTGAAAATGCGGAAGGGTGTGAGGCGTCAGCGACTGGGGAGACGCAACCGAAACCACTACGCGCCTTGTTGCTGCTGGCGCTGGCGAGGCGTCAAGGGCATCACGTTGTCAAGTTCATCGAACGTGGGCGGATGTGCCTGCGGTGGCGCTGCCTCACCGATCTCAGGATCATCTCTGAGCTTCGGGGGGCGTCCTTGCTTCGCTTTGGCGATTCCAACACCCTTGAGCTCCAACCACGTCTTGGCTGCTGCCACAGAGCCTGAGATAGCCGCCTGGTAGAGAGCCTCCTGCACGTGTTCAGTAGCGTCGATCTCTGCGTCGAGAACGAGCTTCTCCCACTCGGGGTGCTCTTCGATCAGATCACGCATTCTCGTGCGACTGAACTCGATCATGTCCGCAGCGCTGCCGCGAGGTAGACCATCACGAATGTGCTGAAGGAACTCCTCCTGCCTAGCCTTGATGATTCCCTTGAGCTTTGGAATCTTGACGTAGGTCATCGCTTGGTTCCCGGACGTGTCCTAGGCTGCATTGCCTTCTGCTTAGGCGTACCGCTTGTCATCTCGCGGTTGATCGTCGCATAAAACAGACGCGCACCTTTCTTGTTGCCGTAGCGCGTCTTGAAATCAGCCATGACCTTCTTGCCGTGGCCCTTGTAGTAGGACTTCAACCGCGTCTGTTTGGTGACTTGTGCCATTAGTCGATCTTATCTTTGCACCCGTCTTTGAAGATCACAACAGCTGTCCTATCGCGATGCAACTCAACATGGTGCCACCGGTCGTTCGGCGGATGATAGGCCCGCGTACAGCGCAGCAGACCAAATGGGCCGCAGCGCACGAACAGCCGCAGCGAATCGCCCTCGATCTCGGCCGCCTCGACGTCCCGTATTTCGGACGACCTCAGCATCGATACTTTGCCTTACCTAGCCTGCCTGTCGAGCAATCCAGAACACAGCCCCAGTACGTGAGCATCCCTCTGGTGTACCTCATTTTCTGCAACATCTCATACGGCCGGATGTAATCCTCAAACCACGGCCACACGTGCTTGGAGAGATAGAAATTGAATGCCTGTCGCCGTTCAGTGAGATTCTCGATCTTGGTGTTGCTTCCATCCGGATGGATGAACGTGCCATCCACCATGATCCCCATGCGATGCGCGTCGGTAAAGAACAGCACTAGGCGATCGGCCTTGTTTGCGTTCTGCCAGAAGGAGCGAAAGCAGGGCCACGGTTCATTCCACGCATCGAAGTCGGCCACCGCAAACCGATCGGTCTCTACATCTTCAAAAGGCCAGTCATCGCAATTAGCGCGCCTAATCAGGCCATTGACAATCCGCTCTTGCGCGACTGCCACGCGATTCTCGTCTAGGTCAGCACCATAGACATAGCGATTGAGATAAAGGCCGGGATAGACGGCCAGAGATTTGGATGCTCCTGACTCAGGAGGTGCGTCCCTGAGATCCATGCCTGCTGCGAGATCGCCGTCACCGATAAACGGTACGTAGGCGGGGCCGTCAATGGCCCACCTCAGCAACTTCTGGCGAAGTAGAACCTTGCGGTGAGGATCAAGCTAAAGATGCTGATATCGAGTAAGCGCCCGCGACACAGCTACACATCACCACCAAAGAGCCGAAGCCCTGAATCGTTCTCATGACATTTACAGCCGCCGCCGAGAGGCTTGAGGACCAGCACCGAATTATGTGGGTGCGAATCTCGGCGGCGGTGACGTGATGCTACTAGATCACGCCTGTGTCAACGTTGAAACAGCCTACGGACGTCCAAGATGGTATTTGCCGCAGAAGTCGCATAGATAGACCTCCACCGTCACCCCCGGATGTGCGCTGACCCAGCGTTCAGCAGTCCCACGTGTGGGGAACGACTTCTTAGGCTTTCCCTCGGCATTGAAATGCTGAGCTAGGGGTCGAGTCCTCTTAGACGCATCCTTGGGCTGAGAGGGGCTCCTGTGAGGTCTGGGACCCCTTCTAGGGGTCATCGCTGCCCCGCGATCAACTGCCGATCGGATCGATCCCATGATTCTGGATATTCACGAAAGATTCCACCGAGCATCTCTATGCCCATTTCTGTACGAGGAGCGGAATTCTGCTTGAAAAAGAAGGGAACGCCCTCCTCGAGGCAGCGTAGTTGCATGTCCAGCGCCCAGGACACCTGCATCTTTCGATACCCGGGACCCGACTCGCCACCGACGATCATCCACTCGATCTCAGATAAATCGAGTTCGTCGAGTGGACCGATCGCTGGCTCATAGCTAATGAAATGGACGATGGCAGGAATGGAGGTAAGGATCGGTCCACGTTCCGCGACGCGATTATCTTCAATCGATGATCCCAGCCAGACATTCTTGTAGCCACCACCCCAATCGTCAGGCAGCATTTTCTCGATGTTCTCGGGTCGCTTGGTGAGCAACTGCCAATCAAGCCACTGCGTGCTGCGAATGAGCCTCCACACATCAGGTCGTGTGGAGTTTGGAATGGGAGCATCTTCAAACACATCTGCAAGGCTTGCGCAGAACGCACGTGAAGGTACCCGCCTCATGCTGGCCTCATAATTCCATGTGTTGGGCCGAGACCACACCGCACGCCCCGTACGCCGACGCTTATCAAGATCTGGTCCCCATAGATCTTCCTTACGCCTATTGACGATCAATGCTTCGGCATAGCAGTGCTTGCATCCTTGCGAAACCTTATGGCACCCCATCCACGGATTGAATGTGTGGTCTGTCCACGCGATTGCTGTTCTAGTTCCCAACTGGGTCCTCTCAACTTAAGGAATAAAGCACCCCGATTATATGGTCCACAAACGCCAGAAAGTCAGTATGATCCCGCAAATTGGCAGTTTTTCCAGACAGGGCGAATAACTAAGAACCTGCCCTAAAGTACCGTTGAAACAGACTTTAGGGCAGGTTCTCTCCGGTTTTTGCTCCTCCTCGAGGTATCGAAAATCAGCTACTGATGATGCGGTACTTCACTTCTCCTAGTCCGCTGAACCCAATTGCTTGGGCAGTGTTCTGATTGAGGTCAAATGATCGCCCAGCCACATAGGGACCATGATCATCAGCGACCGCGATCACACAACCATGATCACAGAATTCGATCTTGGTTCCCTGAGGCACGCACACGCCCGTAATGCCGCAGACTGCTACGCCATCAGTGGCATAGACCCCACAGCAATGCGTACCAGAATCGTCATACCAGGAGACGAACGCTGTCTGAAAAGGCGGATCCATCCGCCGATGCCACGCTCGTCGCATACGCGTGAGCTCGCGATTGAGCTTGGGACGATGAAGCGTGTTCCACTGGCATCGAATGTACCAGTGAAGTCGCTTGCGCTGACGAACAGTGACACTGGGTCTATCACCGCCGAAAGCAGCTCGCATTGCTCTGCGTGCCATAGGCACCGTGAAATGCTTCGCACAGCCTCGAGGAACATGCTGGAAACGCTGATGGGCGGGATGATGACCGATCGTAAGAGCAGCCAACACCACGGCAATTTTTGCTGCCATCAGCAGTTGACCCAAGCTGACAGACCTTGCGTTGCGGCGATTCTCTCCGCAATCGCAGTCTGCTCAGACATCGGCGCATCTTGCGGTAAACCGGTGCCGCCCATCGCCGCCCAGGTCGACGGCAGGATCTGATAGTAGCCGCCCGCCCCCGACTGAGGATTGACGTCCGTCGGATCACCACCAGATTCTGGTTGCCAGGTACACGCCGGCAGGGGCGAGGATTCGCTGGTCGTGCTAGTGGTGGTTGAATAGACGACGGAGGATGGCACCGTTCGCGAGACTGTCGCCACGGGCACGGGATGCAGCATCCGCCGCAAAACGACAAGTGAACGTGTCACCTCTCGGTCAGTCAACACGCCATTCTTAGCCCCGTCCCGAATGAGATTTCGCCCGGGTGTTCTAGGCCCGAAACGATGCACCACTCGCTGGTAGGCGCGCAAATACTCGCTTCGGTGGTTGGTACTTACCTTCTGATGTTGGACCTGATGATGGCCATGGCTCACAGAAAAGGCGACCACCGAGGCCGCCACGTAATAATTCATTCCCACTCCTTATTAGCTTCGTTTTTCCTATCCAGCGGGACGTGAGTGATCTCCTACTCGTCTACGTTCGGAGTCACGTCGGGTTGGCGGTAGTGCTACCTCCTTGATGGGATCAAGCAGCCGGATCTGGCACTTGATCGAGTTGTTCGCTTGCCTGGAATGTCAAGCGAACTGAATAACAAGCATGGTGATAGCCGCAATCACGACTGCGGCTGTCACCATAAGGATAATCAGCCCAATGTAAGCGTGATCACCATCACCCTTGATGTAATCGGGTTCCTCATGGCGCGCAGGCACCGTGATTGGATGTTAGCATGAAGATAACCTAGGCACAACAAATCGGCAAAAACGAATTAGCCGCTTCTATACCCTAGGCCCGCCTACAGGGGAAACTCTAAGCAATGCCACCAGCAGAACGACCACGGCAATCAAACCAAACACAAGATGGCTGTGAGAAAAGTGAATGAGAGCTGTGCCGACGAAATAGATGACAAGAGCCAGCACTAGACCAATCAGTACATGTACTAATAGATTCAAGACTTTCCCTTCTTATTCCAGTTTCTCGCGTTGAGTGCAAACTGAGCGCGCTTACGCGTCTTGGGGTTCTTGGATTTGGCCTTCTGTTTCAACGTTGACAGAGGGATCTTCTTGCCCTTCTTGGTTCCCGTTGCCTTACGCAGCTTGCCCTGATTGGATTTCTTGATATTGATGCCAGACTTGCGCTTGGCCTTCGCCATCATGCTCCTTTCAAAATTGCAGTCCGACTACTGGCGTTACCACGCTGCGGCGTCAGCGGCAGTGCCGCCAACCTTCACCATGCTGTAGGAGTCGTGAGTGACACCCCACGCAATCGACCGGTAGATCCCCATCTTAAAATACTTCGGGTCGGCCTGGGTAGCGACCAGCGCCGCCTGTATGGCCGTCGCCGTCGCAGGGGCGCTCAGCGTGATCGTCCCGCCGGTGTTGCTCTGTACGAGCGAACCGACCGTGATCCCACCAGCGGCACAGGTGATGATGTCGAACTCGTCAGGCCGCGTAGAAGTGACATTCACGATCTGATTCGAGTTGTTCGTCAGGTCACCCTTGAAACTGATCGTCGTCCAGGTGTCCTGCGTCTGCATGATCTGCTGTGGTCCGATGGCTGGGGCCGCCCATTGAGTCGGGTCAGACCCAGCCGGATTCACGTAGATGGTGACCCAGCCCTGCGTGCCCTTCGCCAATGTTCGGCAGTCGTTGTAGACACCGATCACGAACGTGATCCACTGGCCAAGCTGGACAGGCGCGATCGTGATAGGGGTCAGACCAAGGCCCTGCCGATCGAGAATCCAGTTGCCGTGCCCGTTCGTACTACCCCAACTGACCCCGATGGCCATCGGCGGCGAGCCACCGTTCTGGCCCTTGAACTGCGAGCAATCAAAGTAGTTCTGCCCGGTCAGCGTGTCCATGCTGGACGGCATGAAGTAGGCGAGGCGATACCAGCGAATGGAGCCGACCGGATCGGGCCATGTCAGTGGCGGCGCCGAGCCGCTGGTCGTGGAAAATCGGCCGTACACCTCGGCACGCGATGAGAACCCAGCCTCATGATT